CCTTAGCTGTTAGGTCTACATCCCTGATGCAATACTTAAGCATCTCGTCTGTGTAACCTGAGAAGTCGTGGAAGTCTATCTTCCCGAAGCCAAGTGTCTTACCCCAAGCGTCAAGTGAATGACCACCTTCTCGAACTGGGCTGGCAAGCTGCGACATGATAAGTGTGTCACGTATCTTAGCCAGTGGTATCTCCACACCAAGCAATCTCTTGAGGACAGGAGCATCAAAGGACACCCCGTTGTGCATGATAACAATGTCTGCACTCTCAATAAGATTCTTGGCGTGGTGAACGTGGTCTGGTTTGTAAGTGTAGATGCGGTCTTCGTCGATGTCCTTAGCTACAATACAATAAATAGTAGTAGCATCTAGGCTATCTGTTTCAATGTCTACCACTAATCTTTTCATATCTTAATGCTTTCTTTAAATTTATTTATAAGTTGTTTATCAAACAAGCTTTGTATATTTAACAAGAACATCTTGGATGCGTTGTGGTCGCCGCCTGATATCTGTCTTGGGTTGTCCATCAACTTAATAATCTTCTTAAGATTGTCAGACTTAAAGACAAGAGTTGCGTAAACCTCGTCATCTATACATAGGTTGTGAAACCAATAGTCAGCTTCGGTTGCGGACAACCCAGATGGTTTTCCGTATGACATGTATTCAACTGCAATGTTTCCAGTGCTTGTCCACATACCACGCTCTGACTTAACCTCTACTTTTTTATTTTGTAGCATCTCAGCTACCATATCTTCTCTGACTTCGCCATACTCTAGGTCAAGGTCAAACTTCTTTCTATCTTCTATCGAAGGCTTCATACTTCAATTAACTCCGCTTCTTGATAAGGTACGTGGAAGAACTGTTCACCCTGTAGGATGCGTCCACCTTGTGCTTCTTTAACTACTGACTTAGATGCTGTGTCACCACTGATACGCCATGCTGCTTTCATGTCAGGTCGTATGATGTAGAAGTGTAAGACACCCTTGTCTGCTACTGCATTAATAAGTTTATGTTTACGGTAAGGTATTCGTATCTCTTTCCAATTAGGATTCCAATCACCTTTCCATCCATACTTTATCTCCGCCTCGTTGAAGAACTTATTATAATCCAACTCGCTTTTGATGTCAACAGAAAAATCTTCTTCGGTGTCTAAAATTGTATGGCCTTGTGTGGATAAGTAATCAACCACCCACTGCTTAGCCTTGTTGTCTGAGCGTTCATACCTCTCTCGTGAGAAGGGAATGTTTACGCTACCTACGATTGGTTTAAGCTGTTCCATTGTTTATGCTCTCCTCTGCTTTCTCTAAGTATCTTGCTGCCTTCATAACGCCTTCAAGATTATCTCCAAGCTTTCCTATTCCCATATTACATGAATGACAAAGTAATCCCCTTATTTGTTTCGTATCGTGGCAGTGGTCTACACAAGCTTTCTTTTGCTCAGAATGTCTGTCTGTGCTTATTTCTTTACCACAACAACCACACAAGCCCTCTTGCTCTTGTAAGATAGCGTCACGCTCTTCGGTTGTAATACCATACTTATACTTTAGGTTGTCGTTTTCTTTCCAATCATAGTAACCTTCTGGGTCACGCTCTCTAAACCTGTGCCTCCACTCAGTTCTTCTGGAAAGCATCATAGAGCATACTCTCCCGAAACTACGTCGTCAAAGTCTTCCTTGTTTGGGTCGTCAATCTCTGTCATGCGGCCAGTGTCACGGTCATACAACAGGTAAGCACCAACACCAGTCTCACCAGCATAGCGGTTCTTAAGGACACGCACTGTGGTTGTGTTGGCCACGACAGGGTCGGTAGCCTGCTGGTCACGCTCCATTGCAATCACAGCGTCACTAATCTGAGCGATACTGTGTGAGCCACGTAGCATGGACAGGCTAATCTCCTTGCCTTCTTCCTGACCCTTGTCACCAGAAGCACGGCGTAAGTGGGAGACAAGCAGGACACAGCACTGCGTCTCTTCTACAAGAGAGCGTAGGTTGGTCATCATCTTGTCAATGTTGCGCCGCTCGTCGTCACCCTCAAGACCTGATACCAAGATGGATAGGTGGTCAAGGATAATATACTTACAGTCGAGAGCCTTAATCATGTAACGAATACGAGCAAGTATCTCGTCCGTCTGGATGGAGCCGAAGTGGTCGAATGCAAACACACGGCCTGTACCTACGGTGGCTTGCTCCCACTCGTCTAGTTGTTGTTGTGGGATAAGCTTTCGTATCTCCTCAATGTATAGACGCTTGCTTGCCTCTACCGACATGAGGTGAAAGATAGTCTGCTTGACGTTCTCCTCAAGGCTGACGATGCCGATGTTGTGCTTGGAGTTGTTGAGCAGGTGATGCTCTAGCTCTCGCATGATGCTTGACTTACCAGCACCAGTGCCAGCAGTGAAGGTGATAAGCTCACCAGTACGCATCCCATACAGCATCTCGTTCAAGCCTTCGTAAGGGTAAGGCACACTCTCCTTGTCGTCTGTTTCATACAGCCCCTCAAAGTTCTTGAGGCTTACAATACCTGCTGGAGTGTGTGGCTGTGCATCCCACCAACGCTGCATGAACTCTTCGGTCTTGCCGTGCTTGAGATACTCATTGGCATCCTTAGCACGTAGCTTGACAATCTTACACTTGTTAGGCTCGAACAACTGAGCCACTGAAGCAGCCGCTTTTGCGCCATGTTCGTCGTTGTCAAAGCATAGCACGATGTTCTCGAACTTGTTGAGCCACTCGAACTGTGCCTTGCAATCCTTGAGTGCAGACTGTGCGCCGTTACGAACAGACACAGCAGGCCACTTGCTACCCATCATCTGATAGGCAGACAACGCATCAAGCTCACCCTCACAGATGGTAATGAACTTACCAGCCCGACCAAACAATTGCTGGCCGAACAAGGTGGCATGGGGCATGACACCCTCTGCATTGAATTGCTTGTTAGCAACGTGCCGCACCTTGTTGGCAACGTGATTGCCGTTGATGTCGTAGTATGGGTAGATGTGCTTGCCGTCTGTTTGTGTAACGCCGTAGGTCTTTGCAGCTTCTAGGCTGATGCTACGGTCAGGGATGGCAGAGAACTGACCCTGGGACAGGGTAGTAACCTGTGCTGTAGGTAGGTTTACAACTGTGTTTTGCATTGGTGTGTGTCCTTCTTGGTTGGGGGATGGTGTAAACTTCTCGCAGACAAAGCAGTAGGCGTGGCCATCGTCGTAGTGGACGTTGCCATCGGATGAGCCACAAGACCCACACTCACCTCTGCTTGTTGCTTGTGCCTCATTTGTTGTCTGCATAGTATACTCCGAACTCTTTACCTCTATCGTAGATGAAGAGCTTGTTGTTTACTGTCTCAGTCGTGAAGCCCATATGCTTAGCTAGTAGGTCACGAAAGCGTAGGAACTCGTCCCTGTCTTGGACGTTCTCCATAAACGCAGCGCTACATCCTTGTGTCTTATACATCATTCGATAAGTCATTTGAAACCTCTTTGATTGCTTCCATGATTGTCATCTTACGTGCAGAGTTATTCTGCAGGTTGATTGCCTTGCGGCGGATTGCTTTTTTCTTTTGCTTGTATGTCTTAGTCATTATAAACCTCGTCTGTTTCTTTATCTCGTTTCGTTCCATCGCCATCGTAATACCACGACCTGTCGGCAGGGTCAAGCTCTATGCCTACATGAAACCTACCCAGTGCCTTCTTAAGCGTGGCAGCTTTCTTTGTATACCACTCTGGTGTTCGGCGTTTCTCTTGCTTCATACGGCGGACATTATCTCTGTGCCGTTTAATGCGCTTGTCGTCCATTGTATATCACTCCTTGTGTAGGAAGGCAAGTATTAAAGTTGAACCGCCTTCGTTTTGTTTACGCTTGTCATAGACATAGTCGTAACCCATCTTCAGCTTCATACGTTCAAGCCATTGCTCTGCGTCCTCGTCGTAGACAAACAGCCTACCAAAGAACCCGTCCATCTTCTTGAGCTTACGAAGAGACATCTGTTTCATTCGTCATGCTCCTGCTCAGAAAGACCAAAGGCAAAGCTCACGCTGTCTGAGTGCAGGTCGTTTGCCTCTTCCCGTGCCATCTTCTTTGCTTCCTTTTGACTGTATCCTTCGTCAAGATATTGGTGATACAAGTCTCGAAAGAGTTGCTTCTTATCTTGTTCCCATAGGTTGCTCATTAGTCCCACCTGTAAAATATATGGTTATCAATCGTTGCCACCTTGGTAAAGGTATGCGCCCAGCTTGGCATCACGTAGTCTGCATGATAGTGTGTTGCACCATCAGCGAATGAGTGTGTCCATCCGTTGAGAACCATTGCGGCAATCTCTTGTGAGCGGACAAACGCTTTCTCATTGCGTGGCTCGTCAGATATACCATCGCAATACCAACTGAACTGGCATCTGTTCTTGGCTGGCTTGCTCTCCCAATGTATGCCCTGTGTAATCACAGCACACACCTCGTCAGGGAAGCGGTCATCTTCGACACGATTCATTACCACCTGTGCCACAGCAAGCTGTCCCATTGTGCTTTCGTTTCGTGCTTCGTGATAGATATTCATTGCCATACACATAAGCGGTGTTGCTAGTAACTCAATCATTTCTAATACCCATCGTTCCAGATTTGTTCACGCTCCCATTCCTTACCAAGGCGGTCATGTGCATTGGCTCGAATGTGTTTGGTCTTGGTGGACTCCTTGAAGCCACGGCTATTTGTCTTTGTTTCCCAGATACTTAGAGCGTTATCCTCATACCAAGGCTTGAACATTTTCGTGTGTTTATTCGGCATCTTCTGCGTTTCCTTTTCTTGTGTAGCTGCCCTTGCCCTTCTTGGGCGGGACTGTTTGTGGTTGGAACTGTCCTTGAGACAGTGACTTTGCGTTACTGTTGCGGCGGCGTTTCGTCTGGTTCGCCTTCGTCCTCTTGCTTGCTCTGGTCATTGTTCACCACTAATTGCAGGTTGGGTTGGTGGATGACATCTTCCTGCTGGGTCATGTCAACCACGTTGATTGTATCGGGTTCGAACTCTACGTCAAGGACATACTCGTCCTCTGTTAAGTCTCGCACCATCACATACTCAAGCCACTCAATCGGCATTGCTTCCTCGCCAATCAAAGGCCACCAAGGTTGGGTGCCTACGTCTTCTAGGTCTGTGTCAATTACAAATGTTACTTCATAGCGAGCCATCTCTAGCTCCTTTCGTTAAATGATTTAATAAAATATTCTTTCAGCCAATTCTTAAACTCAGGCCGTTTGTCAAGGAAGTCAATGGTCTGTCGGTGGGACAACTGATTGCCCATTAGCCAGCTTCTCAATGCTTCGTGTTTCTTTTCCTTGTCATCTGTCATGCCGTGCTTTCATAAAGTTATAGACATTGATGGTTGTGTTTAGCCAGACACCTATCAGGATGCCCACCTCAATATACGATATTGTTACAGGGATGTCAAACATTATTTAACCCCCAGTGCAGATAGAAGTTCTTCGTCAGTCAGGGTGTCAGTGTCGTCAGACATGAACGCTTCCATCATATCGTAATCGGTCAAGGGCAGTGCGAAGAACCCAGCTTCGGGTGCTGGCATCGAGGCGTCTCGCCAAGTTACCATGTCCTTTATCTGCTCAAGGCTAGACATACAGTCGATGCTTTCGCCTTCGTCGTCAGTGCCAAGGATAAGGCCACGCCCTGCCAATGGCTGAGGGCAACCCTTGATGTTGAAGAACACTTGGTTCTCCACATACAA